CGTTGCTACCGATGGTGGGGGTGATGCCGTCCTTGCCCGCAGCGGGTGGATTGGCCTTCAGATAGTCGTCTACGATTTTCTGCACCGCCGCCGGGTCAACCTCTCCACCGCTCCTTGTCAGCGCCTCGTTGACAGCCGATACAAGGCTTGATTTCGCGACGGTATCCAGATCATCCAGATTCCCGATCATGGCCTGTATCTGCGACCAGACCGGCAAGGACGGGTCGGTGGAGCTGTCCCCGGATGGAGCCGCTGCGGCATTCACAAGGCCGAGTTCCGTCCAGATGGTGGGAATCACCATACGGCCATCCGTGCCCACGCCGTATACACCCATGTAAAGGTTCACGCCCGCGCGGCTGACTACCTCCGCCGGAACAATCACTTCATTTCCAGCGGCAAGCACGTCTTTTGTGACTGCGCTTCGGAACACAACGGTTTTCTGTAGGCCATCCCACGCAGGGTCGGTGTATTCGATGGACACCACCGCACCCACGATTCCTCTGGGAATCGGCACAAGGGGCGTTGTCCTGCACGTCGTATTGGCGACTTTTACTTCCGCAATTTTCATGCCGTCACCGCCTTACATTTCGGTGAAACGCTCATCATCCCACGCGGGGGAGCCTGTGGCCTCGCCCGTCCATACCTTGCGCACACCATCCAGTATGTAAAAGTAGTTGGGTCGAACCGTCAGCCCGGAAGTATACGGAATCGGCGTTTCCTTTGTTCCCGGCATCGTGGAATCGTACTCGCTTTCCACCCACATAATTGCGCCGCCAGCGGAAATCTGCTTGGGAATCCAGTTATAGCCCGGTCTGCTGGGCGGGGCACTGGGTTCCGGGTCAATGGTGATTCCCGCCGCCGAAACAACGCGGCAAGTTTCTCTATCTGCCTTTGCGAAGGCGATGATTTCATCAGGTGTCAGCATTTTCGTATACCTCCGATAGTTTCGATAATAGGGCGGCGTACTGCTCCCGCTCATACTCCCGCTGTGCAGCGTCCAATTCCGCCCACGGCTTCCACGGGGCGATCATCTCACCGGTGAACACCACGCCATCAGCACGTGTCCACGTCTGCCCTGCCGGGATGAAGCGGTAGCCCTCGATGTAGGCGTCGCACTTACCGTCGAATGCGTCTGTTTCTACCTGTGTCCGCCCTTCGCCAGAGGTGACGTAGTACTTAAATTCTGAGCCAATATAAATTGTTTTCAAGCGTTACACCCCCTACTGCATAGAGACTTCGTAGACGTACCGGCTGCCGCCTTTTTCAGAGTACGAATAGAGCCGGATGAAGTGGCTACCGGTGATGTTGGATATATCGAGGCTTACTTCATCCGAGGCGGTATTGAGTTCTGCTTTTGCCACCGGTTTACTTGCTGCGAAGGAATCCTCAATAATCAAGTAAAGACTTACGTTATGAACATTTGCGTCGGTCTTAACGGATATGGTGCTGTAATCAGTCATATCAACCTTGCTTTTCGTATGCACATTTTGTGATTTTCCCGCTTGGACAATAAGCTGTAGTGCTTGCTTTTCAGCATTAACCGTTCCTTGCCACCCGCCGGTCAGTGAATCGTAAGTTTCCCCATCCTTGAACAGATAAGTGATATATAGCAACGTGACACTCTCGGTCTGGCCATCGGTGGTTATCACGACATCGGCACTTTTTGACTTATCCCCATCCGTAGCTGTCGCCGTCCAAGTTCCTGCATTATAGACTATGCATGTCCACGAACCACTGGTGTTTGGAGCAGTAAGGGTTGTAGTTCCATCACTGCACGTACAAGTTGATCCCGCAGGGTAAGTGACGTTGATTGTAGCTGAGAAGTACGTTATTGTGACATACTCTACAGTTAAACGAGTAATGTCGACGTCTTGGGTTGCGATACTGCTGCCCTTTGTAGCAGTAACAGTCCATGTACCAATGTCCAGACCGCTGAACGTCCACGTACCATTTTTTTCGGAAGCTGTTTTTGTGGTTGACCCCATTTTACAGGTTACAGTGGAACCTGTGGGGGCGGTCACAATTATTGTCGATTTGTTGGGGCTTCCGCCGCTGGCACCAAATCCATATAAAGGCACTGCAATGCTCATACGTACACCTCCACCGTAATCGGAATATTCACCGTGGGCTTGTCCTCAAGGCAGGTAAACGTCAGCACGTTGCCTGACCGGGAAGCGAAGCTTACCATGCCACACGCCTCTTTCAACGCCAGATTGGTCTCCGTGTTACTCCCGTACACTGGATAAGCCATCGCGCGTTTTGTATCCGTCAGACCGGAGACCGTAACAGACTGGGTATACGGGGCGCTGGCAGACCAACCGGCAGCAGTTAACGTTGCAGTCCTTGCAATCGTTTTGGCATTACTTAACGCCGTATCCACGTACCCCTTGGTTGCAGCATCAGCGCTGTCCGTGGGCGCACCTAATACTTTGATTTGATGGGAGTTCATGACAATATCTCCGGTCATTAAACCACCAGCACTAGGCAATGCCCCAACATTTTCAGCTTCTAGCTCAACGTTGCCATTGGAGTTAGGTTCTTTGCCACACACTTTGGATACAGCGCCGGTGCCATCCAAACCCATACGGGAGACGGAGTAGGCATAAATCGGGCTTCCGGAATTGAACGTCATTGCAACTCGCGTCCACAGGTAAGCGCCCTGTGCTACCGTGGGAATACTGCCTTGCCAATTCCCGGACGGGATAACATTCCCGGATGTGCTGGCTTGATATGTTACGGACTGGCTGGTCAACAGAGCCGGGTTCCCGATGTCGCCCTTTTCGCCCTTAATCTCGAACCATTGATACTTCGTCCAATCCGTTGGGGCAGTTGCGGAATTTCCGCTGTATACGCCCATCCAATTGTCCGGCAGTACGCCGAAACTATGAGAAGCTGCCGTGGGCTTCTGCGCCGCGTACCGAATCCAGACGTATGCGTTGTCACCCTTATCGCCCTTTGCGCCGTTCGTGACGGTAAACGTGCTGGTGGTATTATCGTTATAGGTAATACGGTACGTGTCTACCAGCCCGCTGACGGAGACTTTGGCAATGGTTGAAATGCCCCGCCCGTTTTTTACGGTGAAGTCAAAGGTAGTGGTGTCCGCCATGGTGATACGGTATGTATCCGTAAGGCCGCTGGTGGAATGCTTCATGATGCTGCTGATACCGCCGTGGCCGTCAGCGGCGGCGGTCAGCCAGTTCAGAAGAATTTGTCCCGTCAGTTTCTTTGCCGCGCTGTCCTGTTCCAGGACGAAAAGGTCGGCAGCTTTTATCTGTTCCGCTGCAATCAGCTCGGATATTGCTTTATCTGCCATCTGCTTCCTCCTGTTCAGTCTCTTTTTCAGGCGCAGGAGGCGCGGACAGCGCCTGCACCACTTCTTCTACGGCCTGCATACTGCCCAGCATTCTGTCCAAGTTCTCCCGTCCTGCGACCTGAACGCCCTCAAGGGTATTCAGGACTGCCCTAAGTTTCATTACAGGGTTCATTTTTACTCCTTTCTTAAGGCAATCCGAATTGCGTTGCCTTCAGGTTTGATAGACAGCAACGTAGTGTATTGAGATAGATACTGATCCCCATACCACAACTGCACTGTTTCAGCGGGATTTGAAAAGACCTCTGCCGCTGTGACAAGCGATAAGTGCGAAACGCGGATGTAGGCCCGATTTAGAGTTGGTGCGAAATTGAAGGAATCGCAATCGAATTCCTTACCGGATGCTGTCTTAAGTTTGTCCATATACTTATCCTTTCCGTTAATGCCACGTGAGGACGTTGGTCCCGTTAATACTTCCGAACGCTATCTGATGGCCACTAATTTGCAAAAAATCAGTTAGCACCCATGTCGCGGTGTCGTCGCCGTTAAATACATCGTTGGAGAAGTCGGCATAGGCTAAGCTGGTGTTGATACCTCCGCTGGTGTAAGCCGTTGATATGGTGTTGTAGCCGATTTCCGAGCCGTAGACACTGTGACTGGCAAGACCTGACCCGTCAAGGTACCCATCGTCACCGCCGTAGTCAATTCTTCCAGCACTGACGCTTCCCCGGAAATATCCATTCTCAGCGTACAGATTCCCGGTCGGCGTAATCTGCACGCCGTTAGCCTCAGAGCCGCACTGAATGCCGTTGACACCAATGTAAATACCCCGGCTGTTGGTGCCGTTCCAGACCTGATTGTTATAGCTTAGGTAGTCCGATTGGATGTCGAAACCGCCGATTTTGCCGCTTAAGGCGGTGATCTTTCCACGGACTTCTGCGCCGGACTTGGTGATCTGGAACACCGTGGTATTATTGGCCTTGACCGTCCAGGAATCGTTAAGCAGCTCCCAACCGAAGGACGAACTACTACCGCCGGTTTTGGTCACCCGCGCGGAGATCTGGTCGCTCTGAATGTCCAGCCGCGAGGTGAGCTCGTTCCCCTGTTCGATACGGGCAGAGACTTCTGCGGAAATCTGGTCTGCCTGAACCTTGAACGTGGACTTCATTTCGGAATAGTGGCGTTCAATTTTGCGCTGCGTAGGTGTTTTGTACTCGTACTTGTAATTGATTTTCTCGCCGCCGGGTGCGGATACATTCGCCGTGTACAGTGCCCCGTGGGAAACGTTTTTGGAGTATATCCCGCTGTATAAGTTTCCGGCGGCAAATCCGTCTCCGATCTCCGCCGCCGGGTCGATATGTGCGCCATCGGCGGTATACGGCTGGTATTGAAAGCCTTGGATTCTCGTTAGAATATCCTCAGCCATTTTTTGTGTACCCCACGGGCAGTCCAGAGTAAGTGTTCGCCCGCTGTCTGTTCCGGATGAATATTCCAGTTCATCTGACACGGAAACAACGACTTTTGAATATCCGTTGAAAGTGTCTTGCTTTTCCAGCGACGAAAGCGATTTTCGGACATTGATCACGTCAGACAACGATCCTGTCACCTCCAAACATAATGGCGTAGCCGTGGGTATCGATCAGGTAGCGGGTTTCTTTTGGGATATTCCAGAAGCATACCAGAAGCAATTCCCCCGATTCGCTCATGAGAAAGCACCCGGCGTACATGGCGGCGATATATCCAAGATATTCCCGGCAAGTATATTCCGGATTGTACTGGACAGGATAGGCGTTGCGCATAATCTCCGCCGTCCTTTGGTCTAGCGTTATGCCCATTGCCTGGGCAATCTCCCGCACAACGTCTATATCCTTTGCTGGCCATGTCAATTTGCTGTCTGCTGGGTAATCCTGCTCAGCGAACAGAATAGCGTCGTAGCCGTGGATTTTAAGCCACTGCACATCGTCCTCGTCAGCGTCCTGGTCGATGGAATCCGCATAAAATACGCCCTGTGGGAGCCACTCAGAGCATTCGCCGTCATCGCTGACAAGCCTTACATAAACCGCAATCCGGGACATTCCTTCAATGTTCCCGGAGGGTTTCAGCATTTTAATGTCGCACTCCCGGCTTATTACATTCCCGACGGTCGGCTCGTTCCCATCGAAAATCGCGCCGGTAGTTTCTACCGACGCGAGGATGTTCATTCCGTATCCGGCATCTGCGCCGGAAGCCCCAACCAGAATGCGGGTGCCGCCGAACGTGATTCCGTTTCCCCGTTTGTCCACGAGAAAGCCCGTATCGCCGATAGAAACCCGCGTTTCCTTCGTGTGGATGCCCGCAAGGATTTTTCTATACAGAGCAGATGTTTTCTGCATATTGCCTCCTTACTGCTCGATCAGCGGGAAGGAAATCCCCGTCCATACCGATTCCCCGGTATCGGGGTCAACGTAGGAGATCGAAGCGGGAACGTTGTTGGAATAATATTGCGCCATCTGGCTCCCGTATAGCGGGTGTAGGTTCGTTTCCACTGTGACAAACTCCGGGTTTATCAGAGCCATAAGCGCAAGCTCTTCCGCGCGGTTCATATCCATGCACGTGATATCAGCCCGGTATTTCTGCGCCACCCGGCCACGGTGCATGGTAGCGTCCATGGTTCGCCCAGCGTTGGGGCTTTCCACATCGTTGCGCTGCCATTTTATGCCGCCCTCCTGAGTGAGGTGGAGGATGTCCACGCCGTTGATTTTGAAATATGGTTTTGCCATACTACACCCCCAATGCCCGCTGTGTCCGGCGCTGCTGACGGGTGATCTCAGGTGTCAGCACCCGCGCAAGCGTCGCAAGGTCGCCGGTGAACTTGATCGTGATTTCCTCGCCGGAACCGTTCTGCGAAAGCACCTCCGCAACAGCCTGTTTAATGGTTTCCAGAGGGGCTTCAACGTTTGTTCCGTTTTTCTGGTCGCCCAGGACGGCCAAAAATTCACGGTTAGGCGGGATAACTGCGCCTTGCGCCAAGCGGGGAATGCTGACGGTGCTGATTGCAGGAATATTAAAGCCAATTGTGCCGCCACCAAGCCAGTCCGGTGCTTTAATCTGAATCTTGTTCAACTGGCGAATCATCCAGTTTATGCCGCCGATGATGAGATTTATCGCGCCCTCCAGAATTGCCACAATTCTGTTCCAGATGCCCCTGAAAATCTCCTTGACACCCTCCCATGCCCTATTCCAGTCTCCTGTGAACACACCAGAGATAAATGTGATAAATCCGCTCAGGATTTGTTTCGCAGTGTTGTAAAGGTCAGCGGCCAGTTTCCCGTATGTTTCAAAGATTGCCGCTAATTCCGGATTTTTCCCGCGCAACCACTCGATGAACATATTCCATGCGTCCCTGATTGAATCAATGACAGCGTTCCATGTATTTTTAAGGCCGTCCCATATCTGCTTTAATCCTTCGGCAGTCATCTCCATATCCCCGGAAAAAACGCCTTTGAAGAATTTACCGAATCCGTCGATAGTCTCCTTTAATCCGTTAATTAGTTCCTCACCATGCCCGGTAAAGGAAACCAGTGCTATAAGCGCGGCGGCAATACCGGCAATCAACAAAGGAATCCAGTTGCCGGTTAACAGGCCAATTCCAAGCCCAGCTGCCAGCAGTCCGGCAATGATGGTTAACGTGTTTTCAAGGGTAAATCCGTTTTCAATGACATCCTTTATTCCAACAACCAGCATTGCAAGGCCGCCTATTACAAGCGCTATGCCTGCGGCGGTAGACCCGAACGCAATGGCAAGACCTCCGGCTAGAGCGGCGGCACCAGCGAGCATACCGAGGAAGTTTTGCATATCAATGCCGTTGTTCCATGCGTCAAGCCAGAAATAAACCAGTGCGAACGCGCCTGCGGCAGCAAGCGCAATACCTCCGATCATGCTCAGGCTATCGGTAAACAGGCTTGCAATTTTCCACGCCAGAAGGCCGGTTGCTATAGCTCCAACAAGTCCGAGAATGGTGTTTAACTCGTCCTCTGTATCATCAAATCCGGAAAAATCGGGTGCTATCGTGCCAGAGCCTCCTCCGCCGCCGGACGTATCTTCGGTCAGCTGGTTGATCTCGTCAAATCCGAGCAGTTGCTTTTTTGCCTCTTTTGCGGCCGCTCCCGTTCCGTTAAGCGCGGATGTTTGCTTATTTAATGCCTCTGCCGCCGCTCTCGACGATTCTACGGTCTTTCCCGTCAGCACTGCGAACACGCTTGCGATTTTGTTAATTATTGCGGCAAGGATGTTGACGAACTTCGTAAACGCTGGTATGATGATATTTACCAATGGTTGTACCAGCGTAAGCAGAGCACCCTTGAGCCTTGCAATGGCCGCAGTTGCTTCCGGACTGACCTTGATTACATTTCCAATCCAGTCCCGGAATTTTGAAAGCGCCTGCGTAATCACCGTGAACACAAGCGCGGATGTAACGACGGATTTCAGGCGGCTTGCAAAGCCCTTTGCGCTTTTCGCCGCTTTCTTGACGCCGCTGTTCATTTTTTCGGAATTATGGCCAGCGGTAGCGAGTTCAGCGGCGAGTTCCCCCGCCCGATCTTTTGCTATGCCAATATCGCCATTGGCTTTTTCTATATCGAGATTATACTTGTCGATCTTGTTGTTAACTTGATCCCACTGGTACTGCAAAGAATTGACAGTCTCCACTTGGTTACTAATTGCCCCAGAAGATGCACTGCTGGATTTTAATGCTTCAAGTTTCTGCTTCGCATCATCCAGCGCCGCGCCCAAGGAATTCGCCTGTTCTTCCAACGGCATTTTCTTCGCTTCCGCTTGACTTGCCTTGCTTTCCAGTGCAGAAATCTTCTTTTCCAGTTTTTCAAGCTCAGCTTGTGCTTTTTTATTATCGATCTCAGTGCTGAAAATGATAGCACCGTCAGCATTTGCCATATAATCACCTGCTCTTTTAATGCGCTATAGGAACTGTTGAAATTAAATGATAAAATAATGCACCGGGGGATTGCCTTATGAAAAAACTGAAAACAGTATTCATTTTTTCCGTAGCGTGGTTCTTGTCCACTCTTCTTATTCTGTCTCTTGCCACGGCTATTTTGCCTGCGAACGAAAACGGAAAAATCACTGTTGGCGCTGGGTATACAATAACTATCCTCGTTGTTCCAATAGTTTGCGGAATTCTGAGTGTAAAGTATCTTTCTAAGAGGTATTACTTTGCCAGAAAGGTCACCCCGCAAATGGTTCGTGATGCAATACAGCTATTACCGAATCTCGAACCTTTTTCAATCTCCATTCTTCAAAGAAAGCTTGAAATACGGAGTTTTAACGTGGCGTCTGACTTAGCAAATGAGTTAGAAGAACTTGGATTTGTTAAAAAGTATCCCGATTTTACGTGGAAGGTTATCCGCAATCAGCATGGTGCTATTGCCCGCCCGGTGCAAAAAATGGGAATGTCTGCCATAGATTGCATGGAAGGGCACGCTTTTGAATTCTGGTGTGCCGATATTTTGAGGAAAAACGGGTTTATTGATGTCGAGGTCACCCAGGGTAGCGGCGATCAGGGTGTTGATATACTCGCGAAAAAAGCCGGCATAAAGTATGCGATACAGTGTAAGTGCTACGCAACAGATCTAGGGAATAAGCCAGTGCAGGAGGTTAACACCGGGAAAACAATCTACCGTTGTCACGTTGGTGCTGTAATGACAAATCGCTATTTTACGGAAGGCGCAAAGCAAGCAGCAGACGCAACTGGTGTTCTTCTCTGGAACCGTGACGACGTGAAAAAAATGGCCGAAATTGCGGGTGTTTTCACGTCCACGCCTTTATAATTTCGTTCTCCGTGTCGGAATACTGCGTCTTTATATCCACAGCGTCCCTGTTTCGCCGGTAGAAGTCCTTATCCGCTTTGTCTTTCAGCTTTCCTTTTGCCTTCAAATCCCGTATCCGCACAATCTGCGCAAAGAAGCAATCCCCGATTTCCATGTAATATGAAAGAAATGTCCACCAGTGCAGGTACGGCATGGAGCGGACTTCCGTACCGGCAATGCGGTTTACCGGGGCAATCAGAATCGGAAAGTCCTTCTCCCAGTCCATCAACTTTGTGGCATTTTTGCAGACTTTGTCGTTGCCGCCATTGATAAACCAGTAGCATTTTTGAACAGCCTCTCCGAAATGCTCTGCGGGCATATCAAAAAATCTTTTGTAGAAGATTCCAAGCATCCCGATTCCCTTTTCATTGCCTGTCAAATCCGGGTCTTCCAGAACGCCGAATATATCCAGAATCGCCCGAAAATCCGTCTCAATATCATAATCTGTTCCGCATACGTTGACAGATGTCGGCAGTTCGTACATCATCGGCTGTACTTCTTAGTATATTTCGCCAGCTTTTCGCTGTGGAACGCCTTTTCCCGCTTAATTCCATCATCGAACTCGTCGATAATGGCAAGCATTAAATTCATCCACAGGGGCATCCCGTCCGCACTGGCATACACGCTTGTACTGCCAAACAACGGCTCGCAGACAGGAGTACCGAAGCACCCGTCAATCGTCCCCCGCATATCTGCGTCCAGTTTCCGAAGATAGTCGAACGTTTCACGGGTGGTCATGCCGTCAATGTCCTTGCGCTCCTGCTTTTTGGATAGCTCGTCCAGCGCCGTATAAATCCGATCGGCAAAGGCGGGGTCTGTCGGGTTAAAACGAACCGTGCATTTATCGTTAAGCCTATACTCGATTTCGCCGGTATTCAGTGTCAGTTCTTTCATAATCCCTCCAAAGATTTCGGGGCGGCACTCACCGCCCCGTATTTGCATCAGGTATCAGCCGTGAACGTAACGGTTCCGGCGCTTACCGCCGCAGTACCTACCGTGCGTGCGCCGCCGTATGTAATGTCCATCGGCATTCCAACAAAGCCGCCGCCCTCGCCGCCAAGGCTGGACGGCTTGACCATACAGGAGCTGTAGCGCTCTGCAAAGGCCGCCGTGTCCTTAGTACCGGCGTACAGATGCACAATCAGCATATCCTGATTGGTCAGTGCTGCCACGTTTTGCTCCTTGACCGCCAGGTTCCAAATTTTCAGAACCGCAGCGTCTCCGGCGTCCAGATCGCACGGGTCAAAGGTCTGCGTGATGATGGGCTTTTTCATCGTGCTTCTGGTCGTACCGAGGATATCCTTGTTGGATTCCTCCTGCCAGTCGTATTCCATGCTGGAATCCGTGACGCGGCTCCCAAGCGGAGACCACACAGGAGCAGAGGTTGTTCCGGTGTTCAGGTACGCGATCAGCAGCTCACGGTCTACGGTCTGGCCGGATGCGGTATTAAACTCTAAATCTGCCATTATTTCACCTCATAAATCGTTTTTTAAATTGAACGGACAGCTGTACCATGTACATTGCCGTTCCTTCTTCGTCTGCACCGTACAGAACGCCGTTCTGCGCGGTGATTTTCTCCGCTCTCGGGTCATCCCCAAAGGTGGGGGCATTGCCCATAACGGACATTTTCTGCACCCACTCCTGAAAGTCCATGACCCAGCCCGCATTTTCAGATGCTCCGGTATCATCCCCCGGGGACTTCTCGAACACGTAGTACAGCCCGAAATTGTACTGATTGATTACGGTTGTGTTCCCAAGGATATCCCGTGTTCTGGAAACCTCCACAAGCCCGGATGGGAAAACACCGCCGTTGAACGGAATCTGGTCTGTGTAGTCAACATGGAAATCGCGGAAGATATCCGCGCCGGGGTACTGCCTGAGAAAGTCCTTGATTTTTTCCAGTGCCGTCATATTCTGCTCCTCCTGTTGATATAAGCCTGTAGGTCGTGCGCAATTTGGTCTTTTTCTGCCGCCATCATGCGTCTGTCCCAGAACGGTCCCGCCTGCTGGTTCTTGGCGGTGTCATAGTTCAAGTCCCGATCGGTTGCTCTCAGCACGGTTCCTTTTCTGTACCGGTATCCAACTCCCGGAATGAAAGCGGGGCCTTTCCCGGTTTTGGCATTTACCATGACTTTGCCGTAGTACTGATACCGGGCGTATGGTGCCATAACCGTGATCTCTGTCGGGCTTGAGATATACTTAAGCTTCGTGGAAAGCACACCGGTTCGGAACGGCATGTACCGCGTTATCCGCTTGTTCACTATCCGGGTAAGCTGCATCTGCACGTCGCCGGTTTTATTGACGCCAAGCCTTGTCAGGATGGTGTCAACAGGCTTCATGTCAACCTTTATCCGTGTTTTCATCCGCCCGCCTCCACATGAACCAGCTTGCCGCCCCAGTATTTGGGGTCAACGTACTTCACAACAACCAGACCGGGAACCTTCACCGGAATGAAGGACGGCCACTGCGCCGCCGTGATTTCCTCCCCGGCACCCAGCAGCACCTTGTCCTCCGGATAAACGCATACCTCCGAACAGGGAATGACCAGCAGAAAGGAATTGACTTCCTTGCTGCCGGTCTTGTCCACATTCTCGGTTTTTTTGTAATCCAAAAAGGCTTTATCGTGTACCGTTCTGGTCACTTTGTCGCCGTCCCGGTGGTATACCGTGACCGCCTGACTGCACAGCCGGTAGTCTACGGGGCAGCTGCGGCGCTTGATTCTCACCATAGCTAGCACCCCCGGTAGATATCGAGATACAGGCAGGCGCATCGGTACAGTTCCCGCGACTGCCCTTTGGCGCTGACATCAACACCGTTCCCGCTGCCATAGCTCACCGAAACGGAGCCGATAGACGCAGACTGAACAGCGCCGCCCTCACCGTTGATAATCAGATCAAAGCCGTGAATAGCCTCTGCCATGGCGCACACGGCAAGGGCTTCGGAGTTTTCCTCCGGTGCCTTTACCGTGTATATGCGCTTGTATCTTGCCAGCTGCGCCGCCGCACGGGCTTCACACGTGTTCCAGTCCTCTGCGGGGATAGCGTCGCCCCGAAAGCTGCTTATGTAAAAATCATAGTCAATCATCAGGGCGTCTCCTTTCCGTTACGCGGTCTTCGGCTTCAGGATAATGCCGTTCAGCGCCGCCGCCTTGAGCGTGTTCTTAAGCACAACACCGGCCACCAGCTCCACTTCGCCCTTCTTCACAGCGCCGGGGGCTTTCAGATCGGGCATATAGCTGTTGATGACGCCGGTTCCGGTGGGGGAAATGCCGTGGAAACCGTCCAGGGCGATATTCACAGCGTAGATGCTGGAAGTACCGGCGGCGGTGGTGCTGGGGGTGGAGGTGTCGATGACATCCACGGACTTTGTTCCGTTGTAGTACATACCGGCGTCCATGATGGGGATATCGCCGAAGTACTCCACAGCCCTGCCGAAGTCGTCCTTCTTGCGGTCGTAATACCCCGCACGGCGGGCAGCCGCCCGAACTTTCAGCAGCATGGCGGTGTTCATCAGCAGCAGAGACGCGCCGCCGTCCACCATGTGGGTCAGCTGATCCAGCTGGTCAACGAAAGCATTGGCGTTGCTGTCCAGCTTGGTGGAATCGGACAGGTCAATGTCCGTAGTGAATTCGTTGGAGGTGCCCGCCAGAGTCTTTCTCAGGCCGTCGAAGGTGTTCGTGACATACCCGGTGCCGGACGCGGCGGAGGTGCCATTGATCACCAGATTGTGGAAATAGTTGCTGGTTGCCTTGATCTTCTGCTGCGCCTGGAATGCCAGCTCATCAATGGCTCCGGAGGTGCTCTGAATCACACGGTCAACCTGGAAGGAACCGCCCATGATAACGGCCTTGGCGGTCTTTTCCTCCCGCTTCGCCTCGCCTGCGGTGTATTCGCTGTTGATAGCACGGACAGCCGCAGTAGAGGGGGTTTTCAGCTGAATGTAACCGTAGGTCAGCGTAGAACCGCCGGTACCGGGGGAAATGGCGTTATCAAACACCAGTCTGTCCAGCAGCAGAGAACTGCGCCGGAACTCGTCGACCACCTGCTGATCGACCTTGTCGGCCATGCCGACCTTTGCTTCTGCAAGAGTAATTGCCATAGTTAAAAATCATCCTTTCACTTCATGTTGTAATTTGCCCTGAGCGCACCGGCGAGGGTCGTCGGTTCGCCGTTAGGTTCCTGCTGCCCTGTACCGGTCTTCCCGGCATAGGGTGGCGGCGTTTTGCCGTCATCGAACAAATAGCCGCTGTCCTTCCGGAGAGCTTCCAGAGCGGCCTTAATGTCCGTTTCCTGGTTCTTGCTGCTTCTCAAAGTGTCGATGTCCAGCAGCGCCCGGATTGCCTTGGTGCTTTTACCCTTTGCGCCGGTGATGGCGGCGTCCAGGGCGTGGGAGAATTCCATATCCGCGATCTTCCGGTTGCTCTCGGCAATGGCATCGTTGTACTTCTTTTCCCAATCCTTAGCGGACTGCTTGATGGTATCGATGTCCTGCTCCTTAAAGCCGGAAATGGTCTTTTGCGCCTCACTCAGCTGGCTCTTGATGGTGTCATAGTCAGCAAAAGGTTTCTTAGCAGCTTCGATATCCCGGCCATTCTCTGCCATGATCTCGTCAATGATCTCCTTGCTTAGGGGCTGGTCTCCTACCTTGAAATTCTGCAAAAACTCACGTTTCATATACTTCCTTTCTCAGCTATGCTTTGTTATATGGGGGTTGCGTCCCCTGCTGTCGGCTTGTTTTACGCCTGCCACGGCAAAAATGGTATGAAAAAAGCAACCGTTCGGAACCCCGAATAGTTGCTTCAATCAACTTGGTTGTAATGGCACTTTCCATCGTGCCATGCGCCGCACCGTTCCTTCACGCATTCTATGAATTCTGCGGTGTTGTGTTCTATCACCTGCTGCAAGGTCTGATTGCCGCTTTCGTCGTACTCCTGCGTCGTCTGCTGAACCAGATGCCGGTTAACTGCATAGGGACAGTACATCATGCCCGTTCGCTCCTTTCGCACGAGAAAAGAGAGCCATGTTTCCATAGCTCTCTCGGCTTATCCGTATATTGCTTTTCTAAGGGTTCCCGACGCGTCATCCTCGACAATTTCAAACCTTCCGCCGGGGTGGTTTGGGTTTGCAATCGGGCGAGGGTTGTGCGGGTCGTAGAGATAGTCTTCGTCGCTGTCATCAACAATTTGAAGTGCGCCAGAATCGGCGTCGCAGGAAAGAACCTCATATTCCTCCCCGTCCGACAAACCATCAATTCCAAAGCTCTTACCTATGTATCGAACACGCATATATTACTTCGCCCCTTTCAGTTTAATTTCATCAAGCGGAACACCCTTGGTATTCTCGTACCAGTGTACCACATAGTGATGGCTCTTTGCATATACCGTCCCGGATTTCTTCTTCCAGCCGCTTGCGTCCCCATAGTCAGGGTATGTAGCATACAGGCGCTTCAAATCCCGAATTGGCGTGCTTGTCCCGTCACCGGCCATTGTGTACACCTCAACTGCCGTAGCGCCCTTTGGTACAACTCCTTGGATTTTGGGAAGATTTACAGTCACAGTATGGGGAATTACGGTATCTGCTTCCTGCAACTTTTTCGGCAATCCGGATTCCGCCTTGATTGTAGCATCGTTGTTGATAAATTGCAAGTTTTTCTCATTGCTTTCTGCCGTCTTTTCCGCAGCCATGGCCTGTTTTGCGCCGAACCCGGGCATTTCCATGCGCTCATGCTGTAACCGCAGCCCTGCCGCCTCGGAAAACCGTTTGTATTCCTGATTCAGAACTTGATACTTGATTTGATCCTGCCGGAGCTTTTCTATGTCTCCGATAGATTCATCCACAAGAATGCGCCTCTTCTGCTTCCGGATGGTGCGTTCCAGTATCCGCTGCTGCTGTGTGGCCTCATACGCGGTATAGTGCCGCCCGTTGTAATCAATTCCCTTTTCGTTATCCCGACGGAACTTTTCCAGTTCCTCATCTGTGTACTGCGGGGAATCGATGCCCATAATAATCGGGAATGCGGCGTGGCCGCAATTCAGCGTACCGATACGCCGCACAAGGGAGTTATTCAGTTTCTCGTATTCTGCGTCACTGTACTGCCTGCCCTGAATCGGCTCATGGTCGGGGGCGCTGGCCGCGTGAGCGGATATCTCCCAGCCGTCACAACCGAAATCATCGTGGTTCTGCTGGCTGATCTGCTCCTGCATCAGTCCCAAGCCGCCCATAACGCTACGCCGAACAGCGGCTTCCATGGAGGTATGAACGCCGGATTCATAGTCGATTGTGACAATCCCCTTTTCTGCCAGATTCCGGGTAGCCTCCCGGATGGCGGAGGCATAATCCTGCGCCCCCGTCGAAACCTTCGTAAAGGCGAAATCGCAAGCCTGTCTGTAAGCGTCTGTAAGCCCCACAGCCTTGCCATTCGGCATGACAGCACCCATTGTCTGGGTGATATTGTCCAGCTCAGAATCGGCCAGCTGCGCCGCCGCAGACACAATCTGCTGCAAGACCCCATTACTGCGGAATGGCACCGCCTGTACATAGGGGTGTTTCCGGATGTCATAACTGTATCCGGTTTCCCCAGCCTGTTCTATCAGTCGCCGAAGCTCCCGGTGGGATACTTTCAGCCGCTTTCGAAGCTCCTTTTTTAACTGCCGCTGAGAAATACCCAGCTGTTGAAGCCTCCACGTCTGATAGGCCGCTGTGCTGGTGAATTGGCCAGCTTCCGCAATCCTCCTAGCGATATCCTCAATCAGGAACTCCGTCACCGGGGCAATGAGCTGCTGTGCCTTATTCCCAAGGGCTTCAATCTGGTCAGCGGTCAGCACAGTTATTCACCGTCCTCTACGGCTTCCGGCATGTACTTCTTCCGAATTTTCGCTAACTGTGCTTCCGTATCCCGGGGCATGTTGAATTTCCACCCGAGTGCAATCTCAGGTTTCAGCAGCCCCGCCGCGACCATGTCCTTGTAGTCAGCCCAGGTCTTTTCCTCATCGAACAGAACGCCGTTGCCCCAATCCACGGCAATGGAATCATCTTCCACGTCGTGGGCGCCGGGTATGCGGTACATCCGCCCCAGAACGCCGCACAGTCTTACGGCCTCTCGCAGTGCGCTTTCCCACATCTGCTGGAAGTCGATAATCGTCAGGTTGTAATCGCCCTCGGAGGATGTCACCTCGGTAGCCGTTCTTTCTGCGGCCTCCACCTCGGACAGCAGCCCGCGCTTTAAGCCTATCACGTTCTCCACATTCCGGAGATATTCCGTTTTTCTGGCAAGATACGACTGTTCCCGCAGCGCCGGGGAGAAAATAGTGATGCCTATATCGTCGGGGGATTCATCCACTGCGGTAAATACGCTTGCGGACAGGTTTTTCCGCCCGCCTGCCTCGTCAACCTCCAGCATATCCGCGCTGGCAATAATCCGGCTTTTCCCACGCTCGAACTCTCCGTTGATCTGCGCCTCGTTCCGGTTGATATTTTCAATCAGGCCGACAGCCGCGTCATAAACGGATACCCCGTCGGGGCTCCCGTCCACACTGTTGTCAATCGGCGTTCTCAGCCATGCAACGCCGACGCTTCCCAGTGGCTCAGGGAACGTGTATTCTTCTGCGAGTTCCGCATACTGTGGCAGCTCTGTAAGCACCACCGCCTGCCCCAAACTGTTCTGGTCGTTCGACCGATACAGTCTGTTGGTAATGGTCAGATACCCGCTATCATCCACCGTGCGCCGTTCCAACAGTGTGTAATAGAATCTGTCACGGATGCTGTGTTCTGCCATGCCGATGTCGGTTATATTCCCGTCCCCGTCCCGGCCAAATACCAGAATGTTCGGTCTGCTCACAACTGCGAAACGGAAACCGCTGCCCGTCGGGATAGGCTTTAAGCCGCTTTCTCCGCCGATCAGGGCTTTTTGCATGGCGCTTTTCTTTTTCGCGTCTGCCGCGTCGAGGATTTCGGAAACAAACGCGTCTTTGCTGGATGCCGAATACTCCGAAAATGCCGTCTTTGTCAGTTTACGGACGATGGTATATGGAATCCGCTGGCACGGGTCATAATCCGGAGCCGCGGCCTTCTCATAATACAGATTCTGCCACCTCTGGATGGCCTTTTTCATTTCCGGAGATGTCATGTCAACGGCGCGAAACGCCATTTCATAATCACTGTTCGGATAAATCACGCTTTTCTCCTCCTGCGTTGATCGTGATGCGCCGCAGCGCACGCGTGGCGTACTGCAATCCCTGTATATAGGCGTTCAAAGTATCCACTTCCGCCCGAAGCCGCCGATTTTCCGCTTCAAGCGTCCTGATATCGGCTTGCAACGACGCTTTCGCCCAGATAGGCGCACGATCGACAAGCCATTTTTTAATCATTCCCATCACAAATTCTCCCAACGATTTCCCGCGTCTCCCGGTTTCTGCGTAACACAGTCGCGCAGAAATAACGAATATCGTCCATCGCATGGTCATTTTCTTTGATTGGCTTATCCTCTGTGGAATCCTCGTCCCAACGATAAAGGCCGAATTCCCGAATTGCGTCACAGCAATCAGAGCCAATCTTAATAGCCCCGGCACGCAGCATTGCAGAAGTGAGCCGAATTCCGTACATTACGTCGTTTTTCGCCTTGCGAACCGAGAAACGGCCATGTTTTTTTATGCACGCAATGAAAGATGCCGCTGACGGGTCAACGATAATGTGCCGTATATTTTTTTCACCAGCCAGCTTTTCGACCTCGGCATAATATTCCTCGTCCGTGAGTTGGTATTGCTTGTCCCTGCCGGAATAGTAATACTCAGCCACGCGAACGGCACGCCCGCTATTTACACACCACAACCCCGCCGAGAACGGATTTAACGTGCCATAGTCGCAGGAAATGTAATATTCCCCGGTTTCTGGCAACTCGTCCACAATGCAACTATCGTTAAACATGGGATAAATAAGCCCCTCTGCCAGCGTCCATTTCCCCAGAATGTACCTATCATAGAACACCGTTCCGGCATATTCTTTTTTCAGATTTTCAACAAAAGTGGGGGGTAAAAATGGATTATCGTCTATTGTGTATTCTTGGCTGAAAATATCGGCATCACTATCAAGGAATCTCTTTAGCCAGTGGTTGGGATACTGTGGATTGTATGTGCCATCGAAGCAGGAATACTCCTTATCAAGCCGGCTTTTCAGGAGGGAAAAAACTTCCTCCGACCAGTCCGCGACCTCGTCGCCGTAGCAATACTTGATAGACGCACCGCGAATCTTGGATACCTGAGACACTTTTTCCGCGCCAAGGCAATAACACTTCTCACCAAAAATCCACGCTGTATTATCGCTGGAAATCGCCCCAACAAGTTTATCTCCGTACAGATTCCGCATAGGTTCTAGCACATTTCGCTCTATTGTGGATTTTGTAACGCCCAAAATAACGGAAAGCCCATCTTTCCCGGCTCGTTCTCGAATCCGCATGGGAATAATCCACTTGAAATCAAGATATGTTTTCCCGCTTCGGGTCGCGCCGCCCTTGAAATTCCATCGGTGATTCCCGTACCTTGCAAATTCAATCTGTTTCGGGCTTAATAGCATCTCTGAACTCCTTAATTAGCCCATCCAACTTATTGAGGCTATCATTACCGCTTGCCGTGTTTCTTGTGGCCTTATCAACAATAATCCCGAAAGATGTTGCGATCTGGCTTAATGTTGCGGCCGAAATCTTTTCTGGGTCAGTGAGCGCTTTCAGATGCAAAGTGATTGCTTCTTGCATCGCCGCTTTTTGTGATTCCATGTATGCCATCATATCGGCGGTATTCTCTTCTTTTTTTTGCTGCACTTTTTGGGCGATATCCGGTGAAGCGCTGACAATCCTTTTCACAGTCTGGTGAGTTACGCCGTGCCTTTTTGCAACGGCGCTGTACGACTGCATTTCTATCCAGTCGGCGATTATTTTCTTTTTCTTCCGATCTGTAATCCTTGCAGCCATAGCACCACCTCTCATACAAAATAATTGGCGCGAGGCCGATTCAAACGGCCTTCTGTTGGGGAGAGTGAACCCAACTCGTTTTCTACCGCGCCACGCAAAAAGAGGCTCAGGAACAGTCCCAAGCCTCTTGCGCTTTTTCTTTTTTACCAGTATAGCACATTCAAACCGAAAAATCGTCTCATTTTTTTCTCATTTTTCAGCTTTCAGTCTGCCCATACAGGCATAGCGTGAAATGTCGTAGCGCTGAATCCCGGCGGCGGTAAACCTGAGCTTTTTCAACTCCAAGTTCTTCACACAGGGCGTCGACGTTGCCTCTAGCCGGGCTTATGTAGAATCTGCTCAGTATCTTCTTTTCATCGACGCTAAGCGATTCAAGCCCGGAATCTACCAGCGACACCCACTTTTTTGCCTGTTCCAGCGAACGCGCCAGTTCCTCACGGTGAACGATATTCGATAGCATCATATCTTCCCGGCCGGAGCCGCCTCCGCTTACCGGCGTACCGTCAGCCGTGGCACTTCGGATACTCTGCATAGCGGATTCCAGCCGCGCCATTTCCTCGGGGATGCTTTTCAGGGATTGCTTTTTTGCACTGTATTCCTTGAGCTTCTCAATGGCCTCATACTTCCAGTTCATTCCGTTCCTCCTTGCATATCTTATTAAATCCCTGTATAGATATACACAATACACACAAGATATAAGATTATATTTAATATATACTATACAGGGATAAAGCTATAATATTAAATTCCGTCTCCTGTTTTTCGTTTTCTTTCTCCTTTCTGTACAATCCTTCCCAGGCGGGCACGGCCGCTTTCCCCCGCGGACGAATATGTAATTGCAGCACCGGCTGCCCTCGTAGTATCCGAAGAAATACCGGCACCCGACGCAGTACTTCCTGCTATCCTTGTACTCCATGTTGCCCCCTAGAGAACAGGAAAACTCCCAATCCCGCCGAGCATCCCGGTTTCTTGGCATATCATAAGCAGCTTTGTCTGCGCCATCATCCGAATTTCAGCCGGTGCCCGTTCCGCTGCCGTGTGCAAGACGGAAATACACTCAATCCCCTTTCCCTTGTCCACAGACAGCACATAGGACGTCGCAGATACCGCAGAAGCGAACCACTCCGGAACGTTTCCGTGTGCGTATTTTGCAAACATCCTCCGGAGAATCTTTTCCGGGTCAGATTCTTCCTGCTCTACTGTGGTTATCTCCCATTCCCCGGACTTGGCGACCTCTTTCACTGTTTCGGTCAATTTTTTTGCAAGCATCTCGCGTGCAGTCTTCATAAGCAACGCATCATCAAATTTGAAATCCTGTTCTGCCATTATTCATGTACCTCCAATTCCTTATTTTTTCTGTCACGGTATCTCCTTTGAGCGGCTCTCTGGGCGTGGGCTTTCTGGCACTCCAAGCTGCAATAGATTTTCTGCTTGATTTTCCCCTGCGTGAATTCCTTCCCGCATTGGGGGCAGATTTTAGAAATGCCCTGTGGGGCTTCCATGTCCTCCACATTGGTCTGAATTGGCGGGTGGTATCCGTGCATTGCCATGTACTTTCCATAGCTCGTCCCGGCCTTCTGGGCGGCTATGGAGCACAGGGTGAGATAGTCCGGTTTCTTGCTCATGGTTCTCACTCCTTTATCTCCCGCCACAGCTCGATGACGTCCTTGGCAATTATAAGAATCACCCATACCAGCATCGTGGCAATAAGCACGCAGAAAAGCAGGAACACAATCACAACGAACACAGCCGCGATAACTTCAGCCATTCTCTGCGCCTCCTTCCTTCGGCGCCGATGGGAGTAGGTGCATTCCCATTGGTGAAAGCCCTGTATCCTCATACTGTGCAAGGCGAGTATAGAGTTTTGGCACTATGCAGCCATTTCGGCACCCACCCGGCTTATTGCTGGGGCGCATGCAGTAGTTATCCTGCCCACAGCATTCCCACGGATCAAGATTTTGCCAGTGTTCAACCGTCAATCGTTTCATCGTTTTCCTCCTTCGGCAATTCTGGAAGCGGCTGCCAGTGGGTGATATGTCTGTTGGGCTCAAGTCCGTCCGGATAAAAATACGGCGTTCCGTCCACATAAGATTTTCGCACACGGCTTTTGACGTGCTTGTACTTATCAAGCGTCAGCACCGTGACACCTATCTCTGGCAACCTATCACTGCACGGAATCCACCTAGTCCGCACCAGCCTCACGTCGGCGGCGGGCAACTCGTCTTCTACAAACTCGGTAACGGTCATATCCGGAGCCTTAAAACCATATCGCAGCATGGTGTCTTTAATTGCCCCCCGGCTTATGTAATCACTCATTTCAATTCCTCCACGTAGCACCAACTCTGGGGCGGTTTTTTTACAATGCAATCTTGGCACTCCCCGCACTTTGGAATGGCGATACCCAGGTCGTTGTATTTACATTCACGGTTCCATGGTTTGAAACGATAGAGTGGCTTCGGCATATCGTAGATTTTTAGGTTGGAAATGTGCCACCCGTACAGTGTTGCACCTTTTCCGTAGTCCCACAAAGCACCGTCCACAAGTTTGGTCTTCGCCACAAAGTCATCGTCCACATCGTAGATTCCATACGGTTCTGTTGCCGCCTTGATGGTTTCAACCCGGTCACATACAAATTCCCCGGCAACATGCCCGTTGAAAACGTCCCGGGTTCTATCTGCTTCTGCTCTTCCATACCCCGAAAGGCGGGTAAACTCCGTAAACCAATCGCCCCGGAAAACATCACCCCACACAAGGAACGGCCTTGTGTTTGTGCAGTATATATAGCACTTGAAAGGCGTTTCCAAATATGGTTTTGTCTTGCGAACATCGATTGTCTTCCGCCCGTTGGCAATCTTCTCCACCCACTCCGGGCGGATGCTGATAAGTACCGCTTTACTCATGTTCAGCCCTCCGATTCTAGTAATTCAGCATCCGGTACGTAACTGCTCCGGATAGGGAGAATAATGCCCACCGGTATATCGCCCTCTGCTGCCACAATCATCGATATGTTGTACCCTTCACTGTAAAATTCTGCGCCGGTAAAACAGGAAAGGAATTTATTCTGCACGAGGACGTAATTTCCGTTTGCGTGCTTCATCCACCGGCACATTCCATGTTGGGTTGTTCTGTAGTTTTCTGTCGGTGCCATTCTGTTTTCCGGCTTTACCAGTTCAGCAATAGGAAACGGTGTGATTTCCCGCAGTCCATCAAGGGAGAACCGAATTTTCTTAGTAGGGAAAATGTACCCCATGTATCCGTCTGCGGATACCAGCACGTTATTTTTGTCCACGTGGAAAAATCCTGCCTTTGCCCCATCGAGTATTTGTTTGAACACATCCTTCTGTGCTTTTTTGATGTTCATGTTATCTCCTTCCCGCCCGGGTTGCCCCGGGCTTATCTGCTATCTAAAAATCACTACCATAGACGGAAACGGTGCTGGGTTCATTGCTGCTCCGTTTTCATCTTCAAATTTTAACCGTCCACGCAGAAACCGAATTTCCGCTTTTCCGTATATGTAATCGTGGAAATAGCTTG